AAAAATTTCAAAAAAAAAAAAAAAAAAAAAAATAAACAGTAGCTGAGTAACAGGTAGCGGAGAGAACGAGGGATATGATCAATTGGCTATATCGGTCGGCGGGCCGCGCAACAGTAAACGCGGGCCCCGCTAAAGCGGGGGGCCCTTACGGGCCCGCTCCCGCGTTTACTGTCGCCGCGGAACCGAGTGATATGATGATTGCAGGAATTGGGAAAAACACTATAGTGATTGAGCCGGGTGGTGCTTCCAACACCAGCCCGGCCCTGACACATCAAGCTGAAGGACCAGCACGATGGCTAAATCCGTTATACATGAGCGCCCTTGGCCTGTCACCAATGAGAAATTGGGAGGCTTTGAGATGGGGCATAAAATCACCCAAAAGGGCCAGCAATTCGTCTGCGTGGATTGGTTCCCATGGATCAACCGATTCGGGGCGCCTGCAGTCGTGTTTGTGTGGATTACGCATTGCAAATGCGGCCAGACAGTAAGGGCAACTTCAGGCTCCCGCGTGAGCCGCGAAAGAATGCCCACCCCCCGAAATTGTGAGGCTTGCAATGAAGCGTTCCCCTAAAGGCCGGTTCCCCAAAAAAGAACCGACACTCGCAAACATCAAGGCAACGCCCAGGGATTTGGCCCGGTGGCGGAAGGCATGGGAGATTGGACCCGAGATGCAATACATTGGCTGGAGCGACCCGCTCCCAATGCCCCCAGGCGAGGCATGCAAGCCCTGTGGGGGCGGCATACGCTTCTGGACGGAATTGGGTGCCCCCCACTTGGGCTGGAGGTGCTGCAACTGCCACCCCGCCCCCGACATGATCAGGATCCGGCACTTCACCCTGGACGATCCCGTTGACGCCGCCGAGCGTGACGCGATTGCGGACGAAGCGCCAGAACGTAACCCGACCCCAGCCACGGGCGTATGGCTGGACTGACAGGAGAACCAACATGACCATTGGACACAACAGCAGCGTCAACAGCGACACGGCCAAACGCCTGCTCAGCATCATTGAGCGGATCGAAGCCCTGGAGGCCGAGAAGAAGAATTTGGCCGAGGATGTGAAAGACATCTACCGGGAGGCCAAATCGGCTGGCTTCGACAGCCCCACCATCCGGCTGATCATCAAGCACCGGGCAGAAGACGCAGCCAAGCGCGAAGAGCGTGAGGCCCTACTGGAAACCTACATGGCTGCCCTCGGCCAGCTGGCAGACACGCCGCTCGGCAAAGCCGCTACGGAGCGTTTCTAATGGCACAGAAGCCCAAGCAGGCACCCAAGGGGCCAATGCCCTCCGTAGCCCCTCCGGTGGCCACCCAGGCCCGTGCGGAGAGCCTGGAGGACGTGGGAGCGAATTGGATCATCGTGGCCGTCAGGCCCAATGGCAAAGGCGAGTGGGAGCCCACCATGCCCTACGAGCAGTGGCGCGTCCTGAAAGGCATGCGCGACGATGGGGCGCTGGCAATGACCCAGCGCCGTGACCCCGCCGGCACCGTGCTGCTGGCCAAGCTGAAGGTGGATTGATCATGGACAAGATGGAAATTCTCAAGCTCGCCCTGGCCCACGCGCCAGACCCCAAGGCGGCCATGGAATTGGCCCGCGAAATGGAGGCATTCCTCAAGGGACCGCCCCCAGCACCCAGATGGGTGGCGGAAACCATAACCGCCATGAGCGTGCCTCAACCCAAAACGCCGGTAAAACCCGCCAACTACCGACGCTCTTGGACGCCAGACGAATTGGCGCGCCTCAGGGACTTAATCCATGACGGCAAGACCATCGTCCAAATTTGTGAAATCATGGGCAGGTCACACAACTCAATTGAAACCGCCATAGATCGCCTTAACCGGGGGGAATATGTGACGCCCACTCAGCAGGTGAACGCCGGCACATTCCCAGGCCACACGTCATGATCCTCGGGATTGACCCAGGCCTGAATGGCGCAATCGCCTGGGTAGCAGATACCGGCCACCTGATCCGGGTGGCCGACATGCCGACGATTGAGGTCAACGGCAAAAAGAAAGTCAGCCCCCAAATACTGGTCAGCATGCTGGAGGAGCATGATGATCTGATCAAAATGGTGGCGATTGAGGATGTCGGCGCCATGCCCGGCCAGGGTGTGACCAGCATGTTTGGCTTTGGCTACAGCGCCGGGATCCTGGCTGGCGTCTGCGCGGGGCTCAAGCTGCCCGTGGCGCTCTACCGCCCGGCAGTCTGGAAGCGCGCCGCAGGCGTTCCTGCAGACAAGGGCGCCGCCCGGCAAATGGCGCAACGGTTCTGGCCAGGGTGCAGGGATTTTGATCGCGTAAAAGATGACGGCCGCGCTGAATCGGCATTGCTGGCGCGGTGGGTGGCAACAAAAGGAAACGCCAATGCATAAACGCGCAGATTGGGGCAGTGCAGTCCTCGCCCTCCTGCTGATCATGGGCTGCAGCTTTTTCGGGACAATGGCCGCAGGGATAATCCTGCTGCTGCTTTTCACATAGGAGGAAAACATGGATGAAAAATTCAGAACTGCCCGGCTTAGGGTCATTTCTAATGACGCTGATCCTCGTGATCTTGACCTTGATATGGCTGATCTCATGCGTCACGTCAGCCGAGCAGAAAAGCTCTTCAAACGCATCCAGCCAAGCAACCTGGAATATGAGATAATCCGCTCAAAAGAAGCGAACCGCGAAGCACGCGCATTGTTGGGGCTGGACTAAATGTTTCCCGTGAAACCTTTAGACCCCGCCCTGCTTGATCGGCTGCTGAACAGCCCCCGCGCCCTGCGCTATAGGTTGCCGCACCTGCATGACCGCGCAAAGCAGGATCTGGCCGCCGGCGATAGCCTCGCACACCAACGCACCATGCTGGAGATCGCCAGGGTAGAGCGCGAGATAGATCGGCAGGATGCAATGATACAAAAAATCTTGGAGACAGAAAAATGTCAGCACCAGTAGTTGTGGTTGGAGATTTGAAAAAAAGCTGTGGCGATTGCACAGCTTGCTGCTCCGGCGCGCTTTCCGGAGAAGCACACGGGCATCATTTCTATAAAGGGCGCCCCTGCTTTTTCATCACGAAAAAGGGCTGCAGCATCTACGAAAACCGCCCGGAAAATCCGTGCGTTTCATTCAAGTGCGGCTTTCTCAGCGAGCCATTCTTCCCAGAATGGATGCGCCCAGATCTGTGCGGGATATTGGCCACCATGCGGGTGATGAAAACCAAAGTCATGGTGACCAAAGACGGCGCAGAAGTAGAGGAAGAGAAATTCATCCCCTACATGCAGCTGCTGGAATACGGGCAGCCCATGACCGCCAAAGCCCTCTGGTGGTTCATCCAGAAGCACCTCACGGGCGAAATACCTAACCTGCTGATTGATATTGAAGGCGGCCAGCACCGGATGGGATCCCTGGATTTCCTCAAGGCGTAAAAAACCTTGCAGGCAGAGAACCCCTCGGCGTAGGGTGGACGCGGCGCCCACGAGCGCCGTTCTCCTGTCCCAGACTACCTACCCCCGGCACAATATGGCACCGCAATCCCTGTTGCCGGGGGGATTTTCCCCTAAAACATAAAAAGTGGTTAAGTATCTCATTTTTGTCTTGTAGCGTTTTGCGACAGTTGATATACCTCTCCTCAAGGCAATAACGCCGACAGACAGGAGAAACTAAGATGAACATCACCGAAAATGAACGTAAAGACATCATGCGTCAGGCAACTCGCGCCGGGATCACTCAGGAGAGCATTGGTGAGTGGATGAACTTGGCAAGGCGGTTTGAACGTCTTGGCAACCTCGTAGAAGCTGCCATCTGCGCCCGTAAGGCGATTGATATCCATGAAGTGTGGGGCTCGCGCTTCGCTTCCTACGCGATGGCTGAAGGTACGCTAGAGCGCGCCCAAGATATCGTCACCAAAGGGGCGTAAGCCCCTCCCCTTTTCAACAAACCCAAACAGGAGAAATCAAAATGCTTGACAACCTTTCCACCGCTGACAAATACGCCACCCTCAAGGCTCGCATTGACGAACTTGAAGCCGAGCTGAAGGCGGTGCGCGACGACATCATTGCCTCCGGCGCCGAAACCGTGATCGGCGAATTTGCCGACATCAAAGTGAGCCTCTCCGAGCGCGCCACCTTTGATCAAACCTTGGCCAAGTCCTACCTGACCGCCGAGCAAATCGCGGCCTGCACCAAAAAGAGCGTGGTCACGACCCTCCGCGTCAAAGCCAAAACGGCGGAGGGCTGAGGGGTGATCAAAACCCGCATCAACACCAGCGCCAAGCACCTATCAAATTTGATGGGTGCCTTGGAGCTTCACGTCAACGACCTCACCGAGCTTGCCGGCGTACACCGCGCCACAGTCTTCCGCTGGCTAGCCGGGCAAACCAACATCCCCGTATCCGTCATCCGTATGCTTGAACTCATGCAAAAGGAGAAAAACAAATGAACCACTCACCGAGAATGATTGTGGCAAATCAAGTCCACAATTTTGGATCTGATTTGGCAGAAGAAATGGGCCTCAGTGTGTCAGAGTATACTGCGGCTTTGGCAACCGCCCTCCTCGTTCAAATCAACCTTCATTACAATGAGAAGGCCTATAAAGCAGTAATTGACGTGACTTGCGATTATCTGCGGAATTCAAAAGTAAAAGTCGTCACGGAGAATGATAATGGCTGAAACCGTTTGGGGCTACTGGCTTGACCACGAGGGCGGCACATTCATTGAGCTGCCCAAGCTTCCCCTCACCCGCGCCGGCTTCACCAAGCCGCCATTCACGGTCACCCGGCCAGACGGCAAAGTGCTGCATGTGGTGGAAATCATTACCGAAAAGAATTGACCAACATTTCCTTTAGGGGGTTGCCCCAATTTGAATTATCTTGTGGCAACCCACCTCAACCCCTACAATATCTTGAACCTACGGGGTGAACCATGATCAAAGACCTAATCCAGCGCATGTTCGCTGCCCGCAACGCGGCGCACCTGGAACACTGGAAAACCAACTCCTACGCCCAGCACAAAGCCCTAGGCGGCTATTATGACGGCGTCATCGACAAGCTGGACGACCTAATCGAAGCCTACCAAGGCTCCTTTGGGCTCGTGAACCTCAGCGAAACTGATAACATTATCAAACTGATAAACGATGAACTTCTCTGGCTGAATGAAAACCGGGAAGCCATCTGCAAAGGGGTTCCAGCGCTGGAAAACATCCTGGATGACCTGACCGCCCTGCACATGACCACGCTCTACAAACTGGAAAATTTACGGTGATCTGATGTCTGGCAAGGAAAAATCACCGGATGATTTGACGGCGCCTATAAAAAGAAGGGGCAATCAGCCTTTCGTCCCCACCGATAAAGAGCGGCAGCAGGTGGAGCGGATGGTCGGTCTAGGGCTGACCCAGGAGCAAATCGCGAAAATCCTAAACATCGCTGAAAGCACGCTAAAGAAATACTTTCGCGAGGAACTGGATAACGGGGAGGCAAAAGCCAACTCGGCCGTTGCCCAGAACCTATTTGGCATTGCGACCAGCCGAGCGATCTTCTGGATGAAAACGCGCGGCAAATGGAAAGAAATCAATCATCATGCTCACGGCGGCGACAATGACAGGGCGCCAATTAAGATCGACGCCAATCTGAAGGGCCTCTCTGATGCCGAGCTTGATCAAATGCAGAGCCTGTTAGGGAAGGCGTCGGGCGCCAAAGAATGAACGCCACGCTCAAGCCCGAGGCGCTGCTGGATGCCATCAAGCGCGAACAGAAACGCCGGGCTGCCTCTGCGTCATTGTACGAGTTTGTGCAGCAGGCTTGGCCGGTGGTTGAGCCGGGCGTTCCCTTCATACCTTCCTGGCACATTGAGGAAATCTGCGAGCATCTGGAAGCCATCACCGCCGGCGAAATCCGCAAGCTGCTGATCAACATCCCGCCGAGGCACAGCAAATCCACTATCGTCAGCGTGATGTGGCCAATGTGGGAGTGGTTGACTGATCCCAGCCACAAATACCTCTGCGCCAGCTACAGCGGCACCCTATCTATCCGCGACAACCTGAAAGCGCGGCGCCTGATCCAATCGCCCTGGTATCAAGAACGCTGGGGCCACATGTTTAAGCTTGCGGGCGACCAGAATGCCAAGCAGCGGTTTGAGAACGATAAGACCGGCTACCGGCTGGCCACTTCAGTTGGTGGCACAGCCACGGGCGAAGGCGGCTCACGCCTGATCCTTGACGATCCGCACAGCGCCCAAGAAGCGCAGTCAGACGTGATCCGCGATAGCGCCTTAGAATGGTTTGACATGGTCTGGTCAACCCGCCTCAACGATCCCAAAAAGGATGCCATGGTCACGATCATGCAGCGCCTGCATGAGCGCGACATCAGTGGCCACATCCTCGCAGACATTGGCGGGTGGGAACACCTCATGATCCCGGCCGAGTGGGATGGGGTCCGCCGCAAGACCAGCCTGGGCCCCTACGATCCTCGGCAGAAAAAAGGTGAGCTGATCTGCCCGGAGCGATTTGGCCAGAAGGAAATCACCGAGCTGAAGCAACTCCTGGGCAGCTACGGCACCTCGGGCCAGCTTCAGCAGGATCCGGTGCCGAGCACGGGCGGCATCCTCAAGACCAAGGAGTTTCAGCTTTGGCCGGCCGACAAGGGCCTCCCGCAGTTTGAGTACATCCTGCAGTCGTATGACTGCGCCTTCACCGAGCGAACCTCGGGCGACCCTACCGCCTGCTCTGTCTGGGGCATCTTCAGTCATAACAGCCAGCGCAACGCCATGCTGATTGACGCCTGGGACGAGCATCTCAGCTACCCCGAGCTGCGGTCTAGGGTGATCAAAGACTGGTCAACCGAGTATGGGGGCACCACGGTTAAGGACGGTCTTCGCACCGCCCGCCGGGCTGACCGGATCTTGGTGGAAGCCAAGGCCTCTGGGCAGTCGCTGCTGCAGGATCTGCGCTTGGCCAAGGTGCCGGCCATTGGCTACAATCCCGGCAACGCCGACAAGATCAGCCGGGCGCATCAGGCCAGCCCCACGCTGGAGATGGGCTTCCTCTGGTTGCCCGAGAGTGGCAAGAACCGAGGGCAGCCAGTGAGCTGGGCCCAGCCCTTCCTGAAGCAGCTGGCTAAGTTCCCGGTGGCCGAGCATGATGATTATGTGGACACGTTCAGCCAAGCCGTAATATACCTGAAGAACGAAGGGTGGTTCGATTTGCCCCAGGCCCGTGACCGGGACGAGCCGCGGCAATACAAGCGCGAGAGGGTGAACCCTTATGCCGTCTGACTCCAAGTCCAAAGTGAACGCCGCCGGCAATTACACCAAGCCGGGCATGCGGAAGAAGCTCTTTGAGAGCATCAAGGCGTCTGCCGTCCAGGGCACAGGTGCGGGCGAGTGGAGCGCGCGTAAGGCGCAACTCCTAGCCAAAAAGTACAAAGAGAAGGGCGGCGGCTACAAATGAAGGCGCCGCAGAAATCGCTCAAGGCTTGGGGCGACCAGAAGTGGCAAACCAAGTCTGGCAAGCCCTCGTCTGAGACTGGCGAGCGATATCTGCCCGAGAAGGCCATCAAGGCGTTGTCCCCGCAGGAGTATGCTGCCACCACCCGCGCCAAGCGCGAGGGCAAGGCCAAGGGCGAGCAGTTTGTGGCGCAGCCCAAGAAGATTGCGGCCAAGACCGCACGGTATCGGAGCAAGCCATGAGCAACCGCGTTGATAAAGACGGCATGGCCTGCAACAAGCCGCGCCGCACGCCTGACCATCCAAAGAAGTCGCACGTCGTGAAGGCATGCTATGACGGCAAAGAGAAAGTCATCCGCTTTGGCGAGCAGGGCGCTTCCACCGCCGGCAAGCCCAAAGAAGGCGAATCGGACCGGATGAAGACCAAGCGCGCCAGCTTTAAGGCGCGGCATTCTGCCAACATCGCCAAAGGGCCCAGCAGCGCGGCCTATTGGGCCAATAAGGTGAAGTGGTAATGTCCGGATCCCTCCCGCTACCGCCCCGCCCGCCTCTGGATATTATGCGTGAGCTGGAGCGCCCGACGCGCCGCCCCCGCATGCAAG